CCATAATAATCGTTTCACGATTTGTAAGTTACCTCGACAGTCTGGAAAGTCCACCACTATTATTGCATATCTTCTTCACTATGTTTTATTCAATCCTACTGTTAATGTCGCTATCCTTGCAAATAAGGCCGCAACTGCTCGTGACCTTCTTGGTCGTTTACAGTTGGCGTATGAACACTTGCCTAAGTGGTTACAACAAGGCGTGATGAGTTGGAACAAAGGTTCCTTGGAGTTAGAAAATGGTTCAAAAATTCTTGCAAGTTCCACTTCGGCTAGTGCTGTTCGTGGTGGTTCATATAACATTATTTTCCTTGATGAGTTTGCTTATGTTCCAGCTAACGTAGCGGAACAATTTTTTAGTTCTGTTTATCCTACAATTTCTTCTGGTAAAACAACCAAAGTAATGATCGTATCCACACCACATGGTATGAATATGTTCTACAAATTGTGGGTTGATGCAGAGGAACAGAGAAATGAATATGTTCCCATTGAAGTGCATTGGAGCGAAGTTCCTGGCCGTGATGAAAACTGGAAAGCACAAACAATTAAAAACACCTCAGAGTCACAATTCAACACTGAATTTGAGTGTGAATTCTTGGGTTCAATTGACACACTTATCACTCCCGCCAAATTACGAACACTTGCTTACCGAGCACCAGTAAGTTCTAATGCTGGATTAGATGTACACGAAAAACCAAAAGAAGGTCGCACATATTTTCTGTCAGCAGACGTTTCTAGAGGAACATCAAACGATTATTCAGCGTTTACAGTAATTGATGTCACAGAGATGCCGTATAAAATAGTTGCGAAATATAGAGATAATGAGATTAAACCCCTAATATTTCCTAGTAAAATTTACGATGTAGCGAGAGCCTACAACCAATCATACGTTTTAATAGAGGTAAATGACATAGGAGAACAGGTGGCAAATACTCTACAGTTCGACTTAGAGTATGACAACCTTTGTATGGCTAGCATGCGTGGCCGTGCAGGCCAAGTCCTTGGCGGGGGGTTCTCAGGGGGAAAAGCTCAATTGGGAGTAAGAACAACTAAAGCCGTAAAAAAGATAGGTTGTTCTAATTTAAAACAGATGGTCGAGGATAATAAAATAATTATAGAGGATTATGAGGTTATAAACGAATTATCTACGTTTATTGTTAAGGGACAGTCTTTTGAAGCAGATGAAGGATGTACAGATGACCTTGTAGCGTGTCTATTTACGTTTGCATGGGCTACAGATCAGACATATTTTAAAGAACTAACAAACGTAGACATGAGACAGACTATGATGAAAGAACAACAAGACGCACTGGAGCAGGATATGGCTCCTTTTGGATTTGTTGTAAATGGTTTGGAAGACGAGAACATTGGTGAGGTTGTTGATGAATACGGTACAAGATGGAATCCAGTTGTAAGGGATTATGGATCAAATTGGTAAATTAAATGGACAATAGTTTAGTATGGTGGACAGGTGATTTTAATTCACTTATAAAAGATTGGGTGATTAATAATAGACCAGACCTTTTAGATAGTTTAAATAATTCTATATTATTAGAAAAAGAAATGTGGGTTGAGATAGGCCACAATGCGTACCGTTTTGCTGTCTTAACTGGGCTTATGGATAGAAAACACGAAACACAATTCATGTACAATACCAAATTTGATCATGAATGGATTCCATACGAAGAACATCCTAAACAATCTTTTACAGACTGCATGTTTGATGCTGCAAAGTCTGTTGCAGACGAGGGTAAAACTATAGACCTTTTTTGGTCTGGTGGTCTGGATAGTAATGCAATGTTAATTGCATTTAATGAACTTGGATTACATAAACAACTTCGTGTTATTATGGGTGGTTCGCCAGAAAGTCCAGAGTTATTTGATAAACTTATTAAAGGAAGAATTGATTATGTATTTGCCGACCCGAACACTCAGACTGAAACATATAGTCTTGCAAAACCAGATGAACATGTTTTTACAGCAGGAATAGAAGCTGACTTCATGTTTGGTGGAACAAATTTATTTAGTATAGATATTGACATAAAAGATTATATGAGAAGTTGGAACTTTAAACGTAGATATAATTGGTCAAACAGATTATTTCGAATGATAGGAAATTGTAATTTGAATTGGGTTGATATTAGAAACCACAAATCTTTCTTTACACACCCATCCATTGAAAAATTTGTTGTCAATTATACATTATCAGGAGAAATGGTTTTTTATAATTTAGCGGATTCAGGGTGGGATAATTCTGGCCAGCCTGGTCTTGCTCAGTGGCTTAGAACTGTTGGTCTAGGAGATAAACACTCAAAAAATCAAAAACATTACTTAACATGTAAAATGCCCATAAGAGATTTTGTATATAATTTCACAAAGGATAAAACTATATCATATGATGCACCAAAGGTGATAAGCATATTTAGAATGAAATTTGATAAATCATCAGACCCATCTGTGACCCATATAAAAAAACTCATGCCGGAATCAAGAAATATCGCAATAACTGGTGAGGGTGTGGTTATTACAAGAGATAATTTTTCAGATTATGATTGGTCAGAATATATTCCCGATCTTTAGAACCAAATAAAAATAAAAGGTATAACGTATAAAGGCCACGCAACATACATTGATGTTAGAGATGTAGTTATAGGATTGCTGTCTGCTATTTTAGCTGCACCATACGATGCGATTGCAACAGGGGGCGAAATCATAGATAGTGTAGCAAAATACAACACAAACATGTGAGCCCATATGTCAGTAAATCCAGCATCTATAAGTGCTGGGGCAGTAATTAACGCAACCACAACATACGCAGCTCCAGTAGGCATTCCCAATCCCAGAATAATACTTAGAAGAGCCGTTACGATTAAAAGAAGTGTTGTGCTGTTGTCTGATAAAGTTAATAAAATATCTGTTATTAGATAGACTAATCCAGTTTGATCAAGGACACCAATCATACAACCAATTCCAGCTCCCAATATGATCATACCATGCATTGCCTCACCTATCTTCTCAGCACATACTTTAGCGTCAGGAAATTGTAATTTTCTAGGTTCGTAATTTGTTTTAACTTCTCCTTTTGGACACTTGATCAAAAGTAAAAGGTAGAACGCAATTGCTGGTAGTGATGCATAATAAACAACGTCCCAATATCCTATATTAAGAAGTTCTGCCATTATGAAAGCAGCTGCACCCATAATTGGAGGCAATAACTGACCACCAGTTGATGCAACCGATTCGTAGGCAGCTGCTAATCGTGGGGAATATCCAACACTTTTCATTAGTGGTATGGTAACTTGACCTGTACTCATAACATTTGCAAGAGCAGAACCAGATACACTACCGAATATACTTGATGACAGAATAGCAATTCGGCCAGGCGATTTAACGTATTTCAACACATATTTTATTATTAAATCTACAAGTCCTGTGTTAAGAACGATAATTCCTAATGCAACAAACAAGAAGACCATACCTGTTATAATATTCAAGATCATTCCCAACATTGCTGTTGAGTCAATTGCAAGGTGTACAATTATATCTTTGTAGTCTTGACCTGTACCATTATAGACAAAGGGCAATAGTAGAAATGTAATCAAAAGCCCTGTGAAGGCCTTTCCATTTGTTTTAAAAGAACCTATGATGACAAATAAAAGAAGTGGTATCGCAAAACTGAGCACCATAATTTTTTGATTGTCAACGTACACATCTGCAAAATACGGAAAAAAATACGATAGACCAAATCCACCTAATAAAAAGGGTATGGAAAATTTTGGAAAGGCTATTGCTAGTGCAGTCCAGATGAATATAATATTCTTCTGTTCATCATACAAAGCTAAGCCGATGTGGGATTCCACATCGGCTGCGCCAAGTAACAAAATACAGGTTAGGAAAACCCTAATTAAGTTTAAGTTCTTCATAAGCCCTCAATGCGCCAGGATGTACAGGCACACCTAGTTCCTTAGAACCTTGTGCTATTTTTGTAGGATCAAAACTTCTTGTTAATCCACTTCCTTTGAATGTACTTGCATATTTGTGAAGACCTTTTACTGCATTGTAAACGTGATCTTCTGAAACATGCGAACCAGCATACAGTACGAAGTTAAATCCGATTGTAGTGGTTGGTTTCTTGATGTACGGAAATTTAGGGTTAGGTTTTACCTCAACAGGAAAATAACCAGGCATTTTACCAAAGGTGTTATCCCATCGTTTACCGTTAGGTACACTAATTGTTTTAACGCCTCCAGGCCAAGCTTGTTGCCACTGTTTCATAAAACCAGCACCAATAACACCCAATGACCAATCAGTTTGTTTCTGAGTCATCTTTTTGATCATTTGACCAGTTGATGTGATTGGAACAGCCTTAACCTCTTTGTATGTGAGATCGCAGCCTGCTAGAACATAATTGTAGTAATAATGAAACGTGTTATCAGGAGTTGCTAGAGGGGCATTTTTACCCTTCAAATCGCAAATATTATTAATTCCTGATTTGTCCCCTACAGTAACCGCTACCAAAAACAGCTGAAGATTTGCAACAAATCTCAGATTAGGGTTTGGTTTTTTTGCAGTCTTAACTCCCTGATAGGCCCATAAGAGGGTAGCAGGGTTGCCAATACCATAGTCGATTTCAGCTTTGTTAATGCGTTGCACATAAACGTCACTGCTCCTGTGAGGTACAGGAATAATAGAAACTCCAGCCTCTCTCATAACCTTGTTGATCATAATACCAGACTGATAGTTTGCACCACCTTTTGTGGTTCCGATAGTTTCTGCTGATGCAGTAAAAGAAAACGCAACCAGAGCGATTGCGCTAAGAAGAATTTTAAACATATATTATACTCCCAAAAAACTTCATGTTTCAATGAAATACCATAATTTCATTATCTATATACGCCCACCCCTAAACATAACATGGTAACGGTTTTCACCGCCGTTTACAACAGCATGTTGCTTATGAACGTACAGCTTATATATATCCCCCGGCGTGAAAGGAATCACTCCTGTAGGAAAAATAGCTGATTTTGATCCATCAGGTTCGTTGATGGATATATTATACAGGTATTGCTCAGCAGGGCCATGATTGTGAGATAAAAGAATTTCATTTGGCCCTAATTTAGCAATTACTGGATGTTTGTATTGTGGATTTTTATCCATAAATTCATGAATAGTGGGGAAATCTTCTTTATGTGGAACAGCCCAATAGTATTGCCAGTCTCCATGAGGAGCTGCATCTGACCCATAAATCTTCCACTTTTCTTGCACAGCTGCCCATCTATCTCTAGTAGAACCAGATAGACATGCAATGTTTGTTATAAGTTCTTCATCAAAATCATCTGAAAAACTATGCGTCCAACCATCAAATCTTTTCATTTCTTCATAAATTTTTTCATGGTTGTCTATTCTACCGCAAAATTCATAACTAGGCGGTTGATCTTGAGGCCAATCATTAATTGTTTCCCAAAATTCTTGATCGTTTGATGATCCATTAGCTAAAGTCATTAAAATCTTTCCTTTTCTAAATAAGTTCAATTAGATCATTATCTAATTTTATCCAACAATTTGAACATAAGATTTGAGATTGGTTTATAAGATGAAAGATTTCTTGTCTACTATCTTCATTTGTACCAACTCTTTTTGTAATTTTTCGAATATCTGAGTCGTGAGGGTAGAACTTCAGACAAACGGTTTCACTCTCACCGCAATGAACACAAGATTTGTCGTTGAGCCACTCGTTAAGTAACACAATTCGTTTGCGATAA